CGGGGCTGATTGCTGGTCTACGGGTGCAGCCGGGGCTGCGGGAGCTTCAGTGGTCATTCTTGTTGTCCTTGTTGTGCGCCTTGTTGGGCTGCCGCGTCAACGGCACCCACCGCAGCTTGTTGTTCTAGTGCTTGCTGCTGTGCTGCTTGCATCTCCTCTTGCATCCTCGCGTCGTTCTTGATGAACGCGTCCGCTTTGACACGGCGCGCAGAGGCGAACGCAGACGAGACTTCGTCCCAGATGATGCGCTGCTGTAGGGTTTCCGGCATGTTGGCCAGAGCAGCGAGGTCAGCGAAGTACGCTTGTAGCTCTTCTAGGTCGCCTGTACGGGACAGTGCGTCCAGACCTGTGACGACCGTGGGCTCAATCCCGGCTGCCCCGATGTCGAGGAGGCGCAGGAGGAACCGTGCTAGGGGCAGTTGGATGTCTACGGCCAGTCGGCTGTAGGCACCGCCCAGAGCGGTCTCAAGCTCGTTAGCGAGCATACGGATTTCTTGGGCTGTCACACGTTCCGCGTTACGGACCATGCTGCCACTCATCAGGAAGCCCCGACCAATACGGTTTACGTACTCGGCGTTGATAGCCATGGTCGTGTTGAGGTCTTGAGACTTCCCGGATTGTACGATGCTGATGTCCCCCTCTTGTCCGGGGAGGACTGAGCCGTTCTGCGAGTTCTGTAGGTCGTCAGGCTTGGTTTGGCCTGCTGGGTTAGCCAGCCACCGGAACTCGGAGGCTAGGACTGCTCCCATCACCTGTGCCCGAGAGAGGGCAGACAGGGCGGCGAAGTCAGGCCGGTAGTCTTCGACAAGGCCTGTGCCGTAGTGCGCACCGTCCGACAAGTCCCATGTGAGGGCTCGGTAGGGTAGCTCGGCCTCAGGCCACTTGCCGTAAAACTCCTGTGGCAGCTGCTGCTCGTCAACCCACTGGGTCATCTCGTAGTCGCCGTCGCGGTTGCGTTTGATCCAGCGATAGTGCGTGACCTCGCTGTCCGGTTGCTTACCGTTGATCTGGTCCTGAACCTCAGGCTCAAGCTCGTCGAACATGACCTTGTCGGCCAGCATAATCTCGACGACTGTGCCAGAGGCTGAGCGCCGCACGGTGTACTTCTTGAGGCCGCATACTCGCGGTGTCTCTTCGTCGAGGTACAGCATGACGTTCCCCGTCACGATGAGGTGCTTGATGACTTCATACAGCTTGGGGCGCATAGCGAACTGATCCAGCTTGCGTACCGCCTCTTTCTCGATAAGCGCGAGGGCTTCGGCCACCTTGGTAGCGTCCAGCCCGTTCTCTGCGATTTCCTTAGCTGTCTCGTCGTCCGGGTCAGCCCGGAAGAACGGTCGGCTCGGCGCGAACGCCGCTAGGATGATCTTGTTGGCGAGGTGGTTTACCGCCTGTGCGCCGAGGGCTTGGTAGTCGTGCGAGAGCTCGTCGTCGTTCTGGTCGTAGTTGTCTGGAGGACACACCTTCGGTAGTGTGAACTCCGCGTAGGTCTCACAGCGGTCGATGAAGCTCGTGCGTTGCGCGCTCAGAGCCTGCCACCGAGCGGTTGCCGTGGTGTATTTAATAGTCATACTGGCTACCTTAGATGTTCAGGCCCGTGCTGTTAAAGAAGCGCGAGCGGGTGGTGCGCCGTCGGCCCGTTACGGGGTCAACGTCAGGCGCGTCGCTTTCGGGTGATAGGATTACGTTGGCAGCCTCTTGGGGCGTGCTGAGGAGCTCAGACGCTTGGTCTGAGGCGCGCTTCTGCGCGATCTGTGTCTGCATAGCCAAGGTGTTACCTCGGACAGCTTCCCGGTCGGAAGCAGCCTGCATCTCCGCACTCTTGAGAGTTGCCTCTGCTTGGCGCTTGGAACCGCCGCTACCGAATACGGCGCTAACAAGTCCGCCCATGTTAAATTTCCTTTGTGAGTGTTACGGCTTCTGGCTTGAAGCCCTCCCGCTGATACATGCGGGCGAGTGCCCGGTCGCTGCGGGAGAAGGCTGTGCCTACGATGACCTTGCTTGCGCCGGTCTCATCAGCCACTGCCTGCAGAAACTGGGCGACACTTTTGAGGGTGCCGCCCATCTCCACGCGGACAACGAGAAGCTCGGATACAACTTTCTCGTAAGAGAACCATGGCTTGTCCACGGTGCACATTACGAGGTAACCGTCTACCATCATGGTAATCGGCTTGCAGTTGTCATAAAAATTGATGGCGGCAGAGGGGTCAACGAGGTCGTCGATCATCTTGCCGGTCTCTTGCGTAGAGACATCACGGAGGATATTCCAGAGCTCGTCTCTGGTGACATCACGAACCAACAACGAAACCCTCCCGCAGTTGCTTGAGTGTCTGTTGGACGCCTAGCTTATAGAAGGCTTGGCCGTCGGAGGTGTTGGAGTTGATGTGCGGCGTTTCTAGCACCGTCTCTAAAGCTCTGTACGCCTCTGGAGATAGCTTATGGACTACCTGTATGTAGACCTCAGGTTTACGGAATTTGTTAATCAGGTTCATCATAAGATATATCCCTTTATCTAATACGGTCCCAAAACTATGCAAAGAAGTACTTGGAGTCCAAAACTTGTCGAATATCGAGGCTGCCCGGTACGGGTGGCGGGGGTAAGTCATAGCGATCTGCTAGCTCCTGCAGGGGTTGGCAACCTTCGTACATCGTGACGAAGGACTCTCGGATTGTGCGCGCTAGGCGGTCAGCGTCTGCTGCGTGCGTACCGTAGTCGTCGTGGATCATGGCTAGGTCCATGGCCTCCGAGGCGGCTGCTACCGTGGTGAGGTGCAAGTGCGCTGCGTCGTAGCTGTGGATGAAGTTAGGCGCGATGCCGTTGCGGTGCTTGGCCTTGTCGGGCTCGTCGGTCTCGACGTTTACCCGCAGCTTGGCGTTACCGCACAGCTTGCTGTTGATCCGGTGCGAGGTGCACTTCTGGTAGGCTTGTGTAACCGGGAAGCCCGAGGGGCTCGTCCACGTTACCCTGCTCGCGCCGTCAGCAAATATCTTGGTACTGGCGCGCTGCAGGTACTCCATAGCCTCACTGGCCTTGACCACGACCTCGGCGATAGCGTCCCATACGAAGTACGAGAGGAACGTCGCGGCCTTGCTGTACTCCTCTTTGGCGAAGGCCGGGGCCTTGCCTACCCGCAGATAGTCTTCCACGATGAAGTCCGAACAGGAGAAGCGCGTAGAGCCATAGGGCCGGGTCATAACCGAACGCTTAACCAGCGAGCGATTGATCCCGTGGTCCAGCCACTTGTCCCGGTAACCCGCCTCGTCTGGGGTAGACTGCCGCAGCTTAAAGGCTGCAACGTCGGCCACCTCTTGGTAGATGTCGCGGGGCTTCTCGCCGGGGAGCAGGTTCGTGGCCTTGCCGCCTACCTCATCCCGCAACATTGCGGAGAAGTTCTGGAGACCGTTGCACGTACCGTCCATGGCGACAGGGATGTGGCTGATGAAGTCATGCGGCGACGTGCGCCACTGGTCGTACTCCATCGCCCATGCGAGGAACTGCACAGGCTTGTCCGCTTCCATCCAACCAGTGTTGCTGATGGGGTCTTGGGCGAAGGAACGGATCATTACGTCCCGCTCTTTAACCCAAGCTGCCCGATCCTCTAGGGAGGTCTTGTCGTAGCCCCAGCGATTAGCTCCGTGGCATACGAACCACAACTCAGCTTTCAGGTCGTTGAGTGCTTTGCCCCGGGCAAACCGGATGAGGCCTCGCTGGAGGTCAGAACCCTGTGGGGAGACACCCAGCGTTTTGGCGTACAGGCGTCCTCGGAAGTCCGCGAAGTGCACGAAGAAGATTTCAGGGTACTCCCGGTACTCCTCAGACACCCGCATACAGGTAGCGAAGCGGTTCTGCTCGCTGCGCCGCAACTTGTTCTGCGTGTGCCACTCACGCTTCTGGCGCTTCCATGCTGTGAAGGCCTCAAGCTGCTGGGCTGACATTTGGTCAACCTTCAAGTCGCCTTCGAGGAACTGCGGGCGTGCCGGGGCGGGGTTCTCAGCCTGCCCTACAATCTCGCCCATGTCGAAGTGCTTGGAGACCTCTTTGACCGCGTCTAGGACACGGGTGTTGATCTGCCAAGGGGTGCGCTGCAGGGCGTTAATGGCCCGGAGAGGGGTTGAAAGGTGCTGGTCGGTGACACCGGACCATGCGCCCGGGTTTGCTACAGCGTAGGGCTGCATACGGCGCATCTCGTCCGTGTGCCAGCCGCCCTCGTCGATAGCCGTCCAGTCCTTGGGGGCCTCGACGCAGGGGAGGAAGTACGGCATGGTCTCTCGCGTCATCTCGACCACGGTGTCGATCAGCTGCGCTACTGCGTCGCTCATCTGGAGGTCGATGCGGTTCCTGCGTGTGCCTGTGCTGCGTACGGTCTGTACCATACCGAGGTGCTCAAGGCGGTCTACGAGGTAGGCACCTACTTGGGTTGTCCCGGTCGGTCCCCACTCGGGGAAGGTGACACCGGCGTCTTTGGCCTTGTTCTTGAAGACTGCGATCTTGTGGCGCTCGTCCTTGGACTTCCGACGGTTGAGGTCAGTGGTCAAGGTGTAGAACAGCGCGGGGTTGATGTGCTCAAAGAGCCGGAGGACTAGCTCACCGTAGACGGCGCGGCCCACTGCGTTCACCGTGGTGCGTGCTGTGTGTCCCCGGTTAGAGGAGTTCATCAGATCGTTGATTACAGCCCTCACAGTGACCAATGCGACCACTTCGGGGTCTAGGGGTGCCAGAAGGGAGATGTGCGCCTTATAGCGGCCCGCTGAGCCTGAGGCGAGGTCTTCTCGTACTGCGGCAGCGAGGGGCTGCACAAACCGGCTGTAGAGCACCCCACCGTAGGGGTTGTTGGACGCCCTGCCCTGCTCCTCGTTGGCGTCCATGATCTTGTTGGCCTTAGCGCGGCCAGAGCCGTACATGCGGCGCTCAAGCTCGATCTGTGTCAGCATCTCGTTGTCCTCGGGTTATTTGCAAAGGTGCGGCCAGTAGTCCTCGATCAGGTAGTCTACGTGCTGCGCCAGTTCGTCCAGCGTACCGTCGTTGTCGATGCGGTACATCGTGCTGGGGTCGTACTCCAGTTCCATACTGCTCTTGGGCTCCAGAGCGAACCATGGGCGGTTCACCCAGATGACTAGGTCGAACATGGACACCGCTTCCGCGTACTCGTCCTTGCCGCGTAGCCCGGTGTACACGTCGTGCGAGGCCATGAGCTCACGGCACATGCGCGCAGGGTCGCCCTTGTTGTACTCTTGGATAGCGTCGAACCACGACTTGCGGTACTTGTGCCGGTTCTCCCAAGCCTTGTGGGCGTCGGGGTAGTAGACGATGCCACGGCTCTCTAGGTAGTCCCGCACGTACTCGGCCATGAAGGCGCTGCTGCAGCCTGTGACGAACCCGTAGGGCTCTAGGAGCTCGCCTACAGTGTCTTTGCCGTGCCTGCCGTGCCCGAGGATAAGGATGCGGGGCAGTTCTCGGCGGCAGTCAGCGCGACCGACGCAGCCGTAGATTTTGCAGTACTTGTCAATTCCGGGGCAGTTCTCGTTGTCCATGTGATTACTCCTGAATATGATCTAGTTGAATGACGAACTGGTCGTACAGCGTAAGGCGATTGTCGTCCCGGGCTGTGTGGAAAGCCATCCACTGCGCAGGAACAGAGGAGTACCCAGCGATCTCGCTGTACTCGCCGCCGCCTGCACCTGAGCCGAAGAACGCGCCGTTGACAACCATCTGACCACCGTTGAAGGTGGTGACGGTATGCTTGTCGCCCATGCGGAAGTACGTGATGTGCTCCCGCCCCTGCTCAGCGCGCTTGATCTTGTGCGCCTTCATGCTGGCTTCAGTGTTCGATACGCCTACACCATGCTCGTAGATAGCCTTCTGACCGTAGAAGTCCACGGTCGAGTAGCTGCCTGTGGGGATGTCGAACGTGCAGTTCGTGTACCCAGAGCGGATCGTGATCTCCTTGAGGGCGTTGTAGAGCGGCCATGACAGCTGCTCCGACCCGGGCTTGTACATGTTGAGGCCGTGGTCGTCCCAGTCGTGGTTCCCGGTGATGCACACGACGTGCATGGGGAAGCCTAGGGCGGCCAGCGGCTCGACTACGAACTCGAACATACCGAGCATCGCGTTGTGCATCTGCTCGGCAGTGCCGGTGTCGCAGGCTCGTGCGCTGTTCTTGTGCTTCTTGTCGCTCTCGATGATGTCTCCGAGGATACCGAGGACGATGCGGTCGATGTTGTAGCCCGCAGCGATCTTCTGTTTGATCTGGAAGACGACTGCGCGCCCCATCTCGAACAGGCGGCGCTGTGCCACCTTGGTGTTGTACTCGCTGGTAAGCTTCCCGATCTGCAAGTCGGAGAGCAGCACCTCAACCGTAAGGCCCGTCGCACCCTTGGGGGACACGTCGAAGTGGTGTGGTGCGCGCTCGCCTAAGGCTGCCACGGTCTGTTCGATCATAATCTGCATGTCGTCTTGGCTGCGGACGATGTCCGTCAGGGCCTTAACGTCCTTGCGCAGCTTGCTGGTGTTGATCTGAGCGTTGCGGATACGGACCAACTCGCGGCCCCGGTTGACTTCCTCCTCGACCTCTGGTTGGTCAAGGTCAGCGACCCAGCGGCGCAGGAGGCCTACGGTAACGCGCTCAGAGCAGCGCCCTGTCTTGTCCAGCTGCTTGGCAGCCTTGGCAAGGGAAGGGGCGTTGTCGTTGATTGCGTCTGCGACTTCCTCGCTGGTAAATGGTTTATTGTTAATCCTCATCGTGTCGCCTTCTTTGCTAGTACGCGTTTCTTACGAGCCCGTTCGTTCTTGAGCAACCGTTTCTCCTCAGCTGTGCGGTGCGTTGGGTGCACAAGCCCAGTGCGGTTCACAGCGTGCTTCTGTATGTAGGGTCCGCAACCGGCGAGGAACGCAGGGAGCATCTTGTCTGAAAGGCCCATGCGCCGGTAGTTGTTCTCTACCTTGCCGAGCATGGCGTTACAGGAGCGGTGCAGGGTAGCCCGCACGGCCCCGGTGGTGTGGCAGTGATCCAGCACTGCGTCGTCTAGCTTGACGGGGAGACCGCACAAGGCGCACCGGCTACGCTGCTGCGCAACCTGTGCCTGCCTGATGTCTTTAATCTCCCGGTGCGTAATGCGCCTGCCCTTGCTCATGCCGTCACCCTTGCCACCAGCGCAGCTGCTGCGTCGATCACCTCTTGTGGGTACACGTTGCTGACCTGCTGGCTACCTGTGTGCGTCAGGAAGTCGTCCACGTCTGCGTCTGCGTCCAAGCGCATCCAGAGAAGCGCGGCTTGCTCGACGAAGCGCTCGGGCCAGTAGTTCTGGTAGGCACCTTCGTACAGGTCCATGACGATCTGCGCAGCCTCGTCCACCGTAGTGGCAGGGGCGAGCAGCTTCTGGGCTGTCTTAGGCCCGAGGTTCACAAGGTTACCTTTGGTGTTCTTGTAGAACTCCAGACCCGGGATGGCGTCCGCCCGATCCCCCTCCAGCATCTGCTGGTAGAAGAACTTCAGGCCGTACAGCTTGCTGTCGTTGCCGATGACCTCGTAGTCGCCGGGGGCCACGATAGTCAGGTCTCGGGTGCTCCAGTTGACGTGATGCCCGGGCATCATGCGCATGTCCTTGTCCTTCGTAGCGATACCTGCGTAACCCTGTGGGCCGCTGATTGCGTCGAAGGCTGCTGCGCCTATAGCGTCGTCGGCTTCCCGGTCGGCCCAGATTTGGACCGTGAACGCTGGCCCGGTGTAGTTCTCAAGGAACTCGCGCAGGTAGGCCCAGTTACGGGGCTTCTTGCTACCACTACGGTGCGATTGATAGGGCTTAACCTCGGCGATCTTGTAGCGTAGTCCCTTGTCGGACGTCGCTGCCGTCATGTGCACGTAGACCTCGTCGGCCCCGACACGGGAGCGGAAGCTCTCGATCAAGTCCAGCGCGTTCTGGCGGGCATCTCCTGCCGTCGTCTGGTCGTTGCCAGAGGCGTAGTAGGCGAGGTAATCACCGTCTACGTGCAGCCCGAGGCCGGTCACTGTAGGCAGCGTATCTGTTATCTGGGGGTCTTCGTTGGCTGCAATGGTGACTGCGTCCTCGAAGGGGTTCCCGTCGCTCTGAGGGGGCTCCTGTGGCGGTGCTGGGGGTACTTCAATGACCGGAGGCTCCGCCGGGTTGTAATCGTCGCCCTCGCCGGGGAAGTAGTAGTCGTTGATCTCTCTAGGCATAGTCGCCTCCTTGCTGTGGGGCCGCCCGAAGGCAGCCCCGTTGTGCAATCAAAGTCCTTCGAGCGGGTCGCCTGACGAGCGCGTCGGTGGGGTATCTGCGGCCACCTCGACCTGACCGCCTGCGCTGAGCAGGTTGTCGATAGGGCTGCCTGCAAAGTTTAGGGCGTCTCGGATCATGTTCTGGTTGAAGTTCTTGCTCCGCGCTTCCTTGATGACCCGGCCCTCGTCGTCAGTCTTAGCGGGGTACTCGCCGTCAACAAAGATGCTGTCCCACATCTCCTGAGTAGCGTGCTCCCAGATGAAGCACTGGATAGGTGAAAGCGCTGGTGCGACTTCTACCGGCTTGCTGACGCCGGTGTCCATGTCCTCGACGAACGGG